TGCTACTACTCGACCAGCTTCACCCTTTGCATATCCTACCTTTTGTGACGCATCTGTTATAGTACAACCTGTGGTTACGATTGTATCAACTAAGTCTCTTTGTTTCGTTGTCAGCTCGTTCTTCTTCTTCATAACCTATAACACGATTAGTCTCTAAAATAACGTTGTCAATAGTTAATTAGCTATTCGTAATTCACATCTCTGTATATCTGCTTCAATCTACATCAGTATACAATATGTATGGGTATCGCTTCCACCTCGTGAACGTAGCCAAGGTCTACGCCCAAGGCTTCGGTGTTCAGCTCCATATACTACCCTAGGTCAAATCGAGCGGTCTATCTCTCTCTGGGTTTCGAGATCCAAAGGTCTCGAGCTCTCCATTATTATAAGGCACCTCGAATCTCAAGTAAAGCTATGCTCCGCTTCATGATAGTCGCTCTTAAGTGCGTATCGCTCCCTAAACGAGAGCCAAGCTTGACTAGACAAGATTCTCGCCACCTTTACCCCTAATCTAGTAGTCGCAATCCTGTGGCTATCAAAAACCAGACAAACGGTTTAACAAGTAAACCAATAAAAAACAAAGGAGTAGTTATGATAAGTGCAATAAAAAACTTACCAGAAACAATACATCAATGGCTATATGACACAGATGAACGTTACAAGTCATTACACATTCAATTAGAATTAGCTAAACAATGTGAAAACGAAGATCAAAAAGACTTAGTATTACAAACTATAAGTACAGAATATGGGAGTAAATTCATATGAGTAAATTAGAAAGAATACTAATATGTTTCTTAGTAGGATTTATAACAAGCTACATGATAGCACAATACATAAGGGTAATTATATGAATAGATATCAATACTTAGGTGAATTTGCTGGTAATCATATTACTGGTGTAGCTGGTTCTTTTTCAATGCATGAAGAACATGGTAGTTATTATCTAACTAAAGTTGTTAGTATACATGACAAACAAATATTAACTATAAATCACGTAGATGAACATACAGATAATGTATGGGAAGTAACATTTAAGAGAAAATCATCAAAACATAAGGAGGTAAAATGATTATAAAAACACTTACAGCATTAACACTAGGTATCAAAGCTGGTGCTAGAGTAACTAATTGGTTAATGAAAGACGACATCAAGAAAGGTAAAGAAATACTCAAAAAAACACCTTATCTAAAAGATGTAGAGTTTCAAAGTCCAATACATATCAAAACTAAAGGGGGTAAATAATGGCTGATACGTTATTAGAAAATATGCTAGTAATACAAGAAAATGCATACAAATTAGCTACACATCAATACACAGAATTGTACAAAGATCGTGCAGAATCTGACTATGAATCTTTCGATTGTCAACTAGACATGGAACAACACATTAGAGGTTTAGAGTTTAGACGTATGGGATGTGAGATGCAGTTAGATAAATTAGACAATGAATCTAGACACGCAATAGAAGAAGTTGGTAGTGTAAAAGACTTACGTAATACAGACATTACTAGTAATTCTACTGATGATAGACAATACAAAGTCAATTTATGGGAATGTAAATTTAATATCTATAATGAAAGGGTCAAAGCTATCAAAGATGTATATCTCAAACTACACAATAAAACATACATAGCTTATGGTGCTGTAGATATTAATCACAAATCTAAGGTTAGAACTGCCAAATTGCATTTCAACAAACCAATAGAAGAAGATTTACAAGCTAAAATTGCACAAGCTAAGTCTATCAAACATTAATTACTCCTGACCTCACTAGGTATTGTATCTAGTGGGGTTTTTTTTTATCTTCGAATGACAACCGACCAGAGCGATACCGAGTACGGACGTACGAGGTGAGCGATACCGAATACCGAAAGGATAAATATGAAAATAACAAAAGAACTAGACAAACAAAGCCACAAAATAGGAACGTTTGTAATACTATTAACAACACTAGGCTTAGGCTTTATTGTATCACTACTACTTGTAGGTGTTAACCCAACACTTGTAATATCAGTAGTATCAGCACCAATGTGGGTAGGTATAATAATACTAGCATTACGATTAACAAAGAAAATACGAGGTTAATATGAGTAAAATAGGTCAATGGAATTTACAAATGGAAGAAGATGCAAGTGATATGTCAAAAGATGAATTTGTAAAAAAGTATGGTGATTCAAATGTAGACGTATGGAACAAAGTAAATAGTTCATTAGAAGAACATATAGATCAACTAGCAGAAAGGAACGGACATGAAGATTAATTCAGAAACATTTAAAGATATTTTATGCAAAGCTAATAGAATATCACCCAATGCATTAATTAAATTTCAATGCAAAGTATGGCATGGTTCTCGTGACGAATCAGACTTTGCATGGGAAAGCTTTGACGAAGTAAAAAAGATTGTCATTGATTTTGATGACGATAAAATCAACCCACAAGATACTATAACAGTAGTTGTAAAATAGGAGGTCAACATATGTTAATGGCAGTAGCACATAAACAAGAATCAGATATGCGTAGCAAGTTTGCTATACATCCTGACGCAGATTTTGACGTTGGATTACGTAATATATACAACGTTAATCACGATACTATTTCAGGTAAAAAAGAAATATATCGTAAAGATACTAATGACGGATTAGCTGTTGTTAGTTCTACATACAAACCACGCTCATATAAAAAGGCGATAGATCATTTTAATAATTTAATATTAAATTCAAACATAGACACAAGTGACGTAGAGATAAGAGATACAGTAGATAATAATGGAGCGGTCTATTTACGTAACTGGAGATTCAATAAAATCAAAGGTGTTAAAATGTTTGATGACCCAACAGAACGTAGTATCTTTGAGTTTCAATTTAGATCATCTCACAATCAACGATTTGCAGAAGATTTAATTGCATGGTCAAGATACCTATGGTGTGATAATGGGTGTGCAAATAATGATTGGTCGCTTCATGTTAGAATTAAACATAATACGAGTAAAAGTATTGAGATGGATTATCAAGCTATTGATGACGCTGTTAGAAACTTTCTTCAAGGTGAAGAAGAAAAGAAATCGTGGGTGGAAAAACCTATAACATTGTTAACAGCTAAACAATTATTTAGACAAACATTAGCTTTTATTCCAAGAGATAATCACATAACCAAATATTATAGTGATATACAAATGGATACATTAATTAAATTGTATAAAAAATATACTGACAGATATGGAGAAAATATATTTGCAGTATTTCAAACAGCTACCGATTGGTCAACACACGTACAAACCAAAGGTAAAATATATAACGTACAAGAACGTAGAGGTTCAAAAGTACGTGATATGATGAATCATGAAATCTGGTTAGATACCATTAACTAAAGGAATTATATGTCATACAAACAAGCTGAAAAAGGTCACTACTACAAAACAGTACCTAGAACATTTCATAATGATATAACTGTACATATCATTAGAAATACTAGAGCTGTGTCATATGTAGGTAATGATGTATGGCAAGTAATGATTGATGATTCTACAATAGACAAAAAAGGGAGAAGTCTTGGCTACTATGCAACGTACAAACAAGCAAAAGCAGTAGCCAAGCAACACGTAGAAAATATGTTATTAGATATGGCTATTAAACAAGCCGAATTATTAAATTAAAGAACACTTCTACTGAACTATACTGAGATAGCTACTCAGAGGTATTATACTGCCTATAGAGAAAGTATATAGTAGAAGATAGGGAGTATGAAGTGTCCAAGAGTCGCAAGATTACTCCCCCAATGGTTTCCTGTTATGCAGACAGGAATAGCGTATGGCTGAACAACAATACCTAAGTTGTAAGGCACATTGTTGAGGAGGTATGGGCAAATGCCTGAGATAATCAATGGTGGTACTGAAGTAATAGTTAATTCAGAAATGAATTAGGCGTGAAAAGGTTGGAGGTAATTCATTAAATCCTCCTACGCACTTTTTTTATTGCTAAAAAATGAATTTCAAGTATTTTTATGCACATGGAAAAAGCACTTGGTACACAATTTCATGAACAACTTATAACACAGTTTGTTAAAAAGCGTCATGAGATAGGTATGAGCCAAATGGATTTAGATGAAACTATAGGTGTAGCTAGAGGTTTAGTATCTAAATGGGAAGTAGGTATACGTAAACCTAGTGGCTTTTTATTTTGCGTCTGGGCAGACGCTTTGGGATGTGAATTGTGGCTAGAAAAAAAAGAACCAATAGATTAAAAATCTATGGATGGTGGTTCTTTAATATGCCACTACTAGATCGTGTAAAATACCAAAAATGTAGTGAAAAAAACTGTAGTGAAACAGGAATTTTTTCACCAGATTCATTCAAAACATGGTATTGTGGTACACATATGGGGGAGCATTATGAAAGACCAAATCAATCCTGACTACTATAAAAATTATTCTATTGAAGTAACTGATGCAATAGAATCATGGGGATTATCTTTTGTTCAAGGAAATATAATTAAGTATATTGTTCGTAGTGGTAAAAAAACTACAGACCCACAACAAGATTTGGAAAAAGCTCTTTGGTATTTAAGAAAGGAGTTGAGTAAATATGAACGATTACAACAAAAAAGTATTGAACACAATAATACAAAAAATTACAAAAAAATCAAAACCAAAGCAACCACTTCCCTATCACGAAAGAATAAAAATTTGGCAAGATCAAATTTTGGTATTCGTACTCAAACATAAATTATTTGATGGCAATGGTTTTGCAGAATTTAGTAAAAGATTTTTAGCTGGGGAAATACCAAGAGAAGATGTCAATAAAATTAATGACGCTATGAGGAGAGAAAAAAATGAACGCAAAAAAAAGACCTAATGGGATTGGTGGTACTGACGCAAACAAACTTGTACATGGTGATACATGGTTAGATTTATACAATGAGAAAACTGGTATAGCAGAACTTGTTGATTTATCTGACGTTTTACCTGTACAAATGGGTATTCATACAGAAGATTTAAATCGTAAATGGTTTGTTAAACAAAAAAATTTACAAGTCACTAA